CCTTCCTGTATAATATAGCAATATTATCAGTTTTGGACATTTGGCCCAAAAGTGTCAACCATGTTTGAAAAAGGAATTAGTAGAAAAGGAAAAAATAAACTAATGGCTCAACCAACGGCAGGACGACCTCCAAAGCCAAACGAACTAAAACGATTACTGGGAAATCCTGGAAATCACCCTTTGCCTGATCTGAATGTGATTACGCATTTACCTATGGCCAGGGAAATTCCAACACCACCAGAAAATATCAAAGACTCTGGTTTAGATTTATGGAATCGTGCATGGGGTGTAGCCATTACTTGGCTTAGTCCTGTTAGTGATATTGAGTCAGTTAAGAATGCAGCACACTTGGCTGATGCTAATGAAGCAGCAAGAGAACGATATATGATTTCTACAGAGCCTGCAGATGCTAAGGCTTATGTGGCTATTAACAAGGCATACACAGATGCTCTGACCTCACTGGGCTTTGATCCAGTTTCCAGATCTCGTTTAGGTGTAGCAGAAGTACGAGCAGCAACTTCAATTGATAAATTACTGGAGAAGCGAGAGAATCGTGCTAGAATGGTATTTGCAGAAGACATAACACAAGGGGCAGAAAATGAACAACATAGCAATTAACGACATAGGGTCTTTAGAAGACTTCCTCAAGGCAATTGACGAATCCATGAAAACATACAATGTTGGAGATGCAGTCACTGGCACAGTAGTACAGATTGATCGTGAAGGAGTCCTTCTAGATATTGGCTGTAAGACTGAAGCCTTTATTCCAAAGAAGGAAGTATCTGCAAGACGCAGTATTGATATTCATGAGGTTGTCTCAATTGGACAGATTGTTGATGCAAGCATTATTAGCATTGACCAAGAAGGTCAGTACATTCTTTCTATGAAGGAAGCAGAAGTAGAGGCTATCTGGAATCAAGTAGAGGCTATTTGGAACTCTGAGGATAAGATTGTCTCTGGTGAGATCACTAAGTTGGTCAAGGGTGGCATGATTGTAGATATTGGAATTAGAGCCTTCTTACCTTCATCACAATCTTTCATTGATAGGTCAGAAGACTTCACTCGTTATGTTGGCCAAACAATTGATGCCAAGATAATCCAGTTTGATAGAGAAAAGGGCAATGTGGTTATTTCACGAAAGGCCCTAATTGAGCAAGAGCAAAAAGAAGACAAGATGATGCAGTTTAGCCAACTACAAATTGGCCAGGCATATACAGGAAGAGTTTCAGGGATTAATAACTTTGGTGTCTTCGTATCTCTTGGCTTGCTTTCTGGTTTAATCCACAAATCTAAGATGGGTAAATGGACTCCTGAGCAATTTACTATTGGCCATGATGTAGTTGTAGAGATTATAGAAGTAGATTTTGACAAGGATAGGCTCTCGTTAGCATTCAAGGGATAGACATGAAGACCAATATAGAACATTGGCCTCCTACATTTCTGTCTCCAGTGTCAGATTTAGAGAAGGCTAACAGCCGTGGATATGATGTGATTGACTTTGCTGAGACGCTTTGTCGTATTACAGAAGACTCTATCGCAGGTAATGTTGGGGACAAGTTAGTCTTACGCCCCTGGCAAAAAGAACTTTTACTACATTTGTATGCAGAAGATGAGAATGGCCTTCTAAAACATCGCCGTGCTTTGATTGGCATTCCTCGTAAAGCAGGTAAGTCTGCCCTTCTTTCCACACTTGTGCTTGAGCAGTTATTGCTTGGCGTAAATGGTGGACAGATTTATTCTTGTGCTGCTGACAAAGAGCAGGCTAAGATTATTTTTAAAACGGTAAAGAGAATGGTTGAACTAGAGCCAGAATTAGCAGCCGTATTACAAACATATAGAGATGTTATTTATAACCCAGGTACAGGAACAGTTTATAGAGCCTTATCCTCAGAAGCATTCACCAAAGAGGGTCTGAACTCTACATTTGTGGCATTTGACGAGTTGCATTCACAGCCAAATAGAGAACTATACGACACCATGTCACTTTCTATGGGTGCTCGTCTTGAGCCAATGCTTGTAGCAATTACGACAGCAGGGGTGAAGTATGACTCTTCTGGCAAAGAATCTCTCTGTTACCAAATGTATCAAAGAGGAGTTCAACTATCAAAGGGTGAAGTAGAGGATCCTTCCTTCTTTTTCGCCTGGTATCAAGGTGATGAAAAACTTAACTACAAGGATGAAATTAACTGGAGACAGGCAAATCCTTCTTACGGCGACATTTTATCTGCGGAAGATATGAAGTCAGCATCCCTATTGACACCAGAAGCAGAGTTTAAAACTAAGAGACTTAACCTATGGACAGACAGTGCCCAGACATGGATACCTGTTGATGCTTGGGACAGTCTGGTTTTGAAAGATAGAGAACAGATTCCTGGAGAAGATGTTATCTTGGGCTTTGACGGATCTTTTAATGGTGACTCAACAGCAGTGGTAGCATGGTACTTGGGTGGTGAAAAGCCTCACTTAGATATCTTACAAATTTGGGAAAGACCAGATGATGCAGATCAGAACTGGTTCATTCCCGTTGCTGAAGTAGAATCGTGTATAATAGAGGCATACAGAAATCCAAACTACAGCATTCGTGAGGTAGTATTTGATCCTGCAAGATATTCAAGAACTTTTATGCTATTTGATGAAGAGGGAATGCCAGTCGTGTCTTATCCAAACTCTGCAGAACGCATGGTCCCAGCCACTGCTAAATTTTACGAGGCAGTTATGAATAACTCATTTACTCATTCAGGACACGAAGCACTAAACAGACATGTAGCAAACTCTATGACTAAAACATCGTCAAGAGGTCTCATGATTCAAAAAGCAAATAGCAAGAAAAAGATTGACGCATGTGTTGCTGCTATATTTAGTTATGACAGAGCAACAGTGCCAGTACCAACAAAGCCTGTACCCAGGTTTTATTCATTCTAAGGAGAAACATGAAACTAAAGAAGCCAAAAGTAGATTGGTCATTGACCACAGAGATAGCAGGCGTAGCACTTGCTTCATATGGACTGTTTCTAATCTTTCCTCCTATTAGTTTCATAGCACTAGGTGGCTTTTTAATTTGGGCAACGGAGAAGGAATAACATGGCAATCGCAGGCATATACAACATTACTATGGACCAGGGTGCACAATGGACTCTAGAGGTTCAGTATGATAACAATAACGGAACACCATTTGATCTAACTGGATACACTGCTCGTATGCAAGTTCGTCCTAAGTTTGGTGCTGATAATGCTGTCTTGACTCTTGCCTCTCCAAGTTCAGGAATTGTAATTACACCTTTGACAGGCGTACTTAATTTAACTGCTACAACAAATCAGACTGCTGCTATTCCAGGTGGATTTTATGTTTATGATTTAGAAATAGATAGTGGTGGCGTTGTTACCAGACTCATGCAAGGTAGCGTAACAGTAAGAGATCAGGTGACACTCAATGCCTAATGTTAATGTTAACGCAATTACAAATGTAGTCACAGTTGATGAAGTCAACAATATTGTTACAGTTACTTCACCTGGCACACAAGGAGCCGTTGGTCCAACAGGATCTACAGGACCCACAGGAAGCACTGGTCCCACAGGAGCAACGGGAGCCACAGGAGTAAGTGGAGTTAACGGAACAACTGGAACGACAGGAGCAACAGGAGTTACTGGACCTACTGGTTCTACTGGTCCTACAGGCTCAACTGGTCCAATTGGTGTAACAGGTCCGTCAGGAAGTACAGGGCCTACAGGAAGTACAGGATCTACTGGGCCACAAGGCGTAACAGGCGATGTAGGTCCCACAGGAGTAACAGGACCCGTTGGAACGACAGGTTCTACTGGGCCTATTGGTGTTACTGGACAAACTGGACCTACTGGAGCCACAGGCTCAACTGGTCCTATTGGTGTGACTGGAGCGACAGGCCCAACTGGTGCCACAGGAGCGACGGGCCCTCAAGGAATTACTTCTGGTCGTAACTATTTCTTTAACTCATCTGTCACAGAATTGACGGGATTCAAACAATTAGGTGAAGACCCAGTAGCATCAACAGAAACCACTACTACAGTAAACATTGCTGGTAGCACAACATCTTTGATTGATTCATATATTACAGAGCCATTTAATTTTACATTGATTCCAGGTGGAGTTCAGCGTTTTATCACTCACATGATTAAGCCTGCAAGCAATGATAATCTATCAGTATTTGTTCGTTTGAAGTTAGCAGATAACTCAGGAACAGTACTTGCTACTATTGGTGATTCAGATACAGTATTGACTGGATGGAATGGTGCAGCAGCACCAGTAATAACAGAAACAGATATTACTCTTCCAACAACAGCAGTATCTGTTGGACAAAGAATGATTGTTGAGATCTATGGTGTAAATGGTGATGCAACAGCACATAACTATAGTTTTGTTACAGAAGGAACTACACATTACTCATATGTAGTAACAACTCTTGAAGCACCAGCAGGCCCAGCAGGTCCAACAGGTGCGACTGGAGCCACAGGCCCAGTTGGAGTTACTGGCGATACTGGTCCTACAGGTGCAACAGGAAGTACTGGTCCCGTTGGGGCTACAGGTGCTACTGGTCCTCAAGGCGTAACTGGAGACATTGGTGTTTCTGGTGCCACAGGTCCTATTGGTGCAACTGGTGTGACAGGACCTACTGGTGTAACTGGTGATGTTGGACCAACTGGTCCTACAGGTGCTGGAGTTACAGGTGCTACTGGACCAACTGGACCAACTGGCCCTGAAGGAGTTACAGGAGCGACAGGTCCTACAGGAGTAGGCGTTACTGGAGCAACAGGTGCAACTGGGGCTACTGGCCCTGGTGGTAGCGATTTAACTGCGGGACCAATCAGATCAGTATCAGGAACATCAAGTATATTCCAACAAACAGGTACAGGTGATACTTTCGTAATGAGCGACGGTACTCCAACAATTCAATCAGCATTAGTTCTTGAAGCAGGATCATTTGCACCAATTAAGATTGGCGTTGGTCTTACAAGAACACTATTTGGAAACATTGCTATTGGTAATACGGAGACTCTTGAGTCTAATGTTACTGGCCAGCAAAACTTTGCTATTGGATCTCGTGCATTGCAAGAAAACATAGATGGTGGAAACAATGTAGCCATTGGTGCAGACTCTATGAGATTTGGTACTGCTCCAAACGGAAATACTGCTATTGGTAATTTTACTTTGATGGACACTACAACAGGTACTAATAATACTGCTATTGGTGGTTCAGCCTTAGAAAATAATACAACAGGTAATTCAAACATTGCAATTGGTCCTTCTGCACTAGGAACTAGCACAACAGTAGGCAATCAAATAGCAATTGGTCAAAATGCTCTTTTTGCTAACACAACAGGTAACAATAATACTTCTATTGGAACCCAGTCAATGCAGGATAATACAACAGGTGAAAATAATATTGCTTTGGGTAATAATACACTTGAGAATAATACAACAGGAAACTACAATGTAGCAATTGGCCCACTGGCACTTCAAGATAACACAACTGGTTCATCAAATGTTGCAATGGGATTTCTTGCATTAACAAATGCAACAACTGCTAATGGAAACTTTGCACTTGGTGCAAACGCACTTGAAAATACAACTACAGGCCAAGGAAATACTGCTATTGGAGTTCTAGCACTTCAAGACAATATAACTGGTAGTGGTAATATTGCAATTGGTGGTTCTGCTCTTGGTAATGCTACTGCTCCAAACAGTATGGTCGCAATTGGAAATGAAGCCCTTAGAGATAATACAACAGGTACTCAAAATATTGCAGTTGGTATTAACGCATTAAGACTAAATACAGCAGGTAGTCGCAATACGGCTTTTGGTGCTAATGCTATTGGTGTAAACACAACAGGAAATAGCAATACAGCAATTGGAGCAAATGCTTTAGCAAATACCACTGGAAGCGATAACATTGGAATTGGTCAGGCTGCTTTACAAAATAATACAACTGGAAGCAACAATATCTCTATTGGTTCTGGTTCACTTGACCAGAATACAACATCAAGTCAAAATATAGCAATTGGTGCAGCAGCATTACAGAATAATACTGGTGGAACACGCAATGTTGCTATTGGTAACTTTGCTGCTAGAAATATTACTAGTGGAACTGATATCACAGCCATTGGATACAATGCACTAGTAAATGCTACTACTGGTGTTAACAATGTTGCTATTGGACAGGGAGCAGCATCTACTTTAACTACTGCTAGTGGTATTGTTGCTGTTGGAACTTTCGCAGCACAATATAACACAACAGGGTCTGGTACATATGTTGGTGGAGCAGTAGCAGCAGGCAATGTGACTGGAACTGCTAATTCTGCATTTGGTACTGGAGCATTGCAGGCTAACGGATCATCAACAGACAATGTTGCTGTAGGACAAGGAACTGCACAGTTCACTGGATCTGGAGTTCTAACACTTTCAGCAATTTCAAACCCTGGCTCAGGTTATACAGATGGAACATACAGCAATGTTCCTCTGTTTCCTAATAGACCATATGCTGGTCAATCTGCTCGTTTTACTATAGTCGTATCTGGTGGATCAATTACAAGTGTAACTATTTCAGTTCCTGGTTCAGGATATATTGCTGGAGATAGTTTACAATATAACATAGGCTCTGGTCCTGCAGGAATGGATACTGGAACAGGATTTGCTGTACCAGTTGCAACAGTTCTAAATGCCAGCAGAAATACTTTAGTTGGTAGAGGAGCCTATCAGTTAAGTTTTAACGGTGAAAACAACACAATGATTGGATACCAAGCAGGACGAAATCCTTCTGGTGCAATACTAAATCGCAGTGTTTTCCTTGGATATCAGGCAGGTCTTAATGAGACAAACTCTGACAGACTCTATATCTCTAATACAAGCACTACAACTCCTCTGATCTTTGGTGCCTTTGATAACACTGGTGGTACTGCTGGAAGAGTTAAGATAAATGGTCAATTAGAATTACTTACAAAGACTCCAGCATCAGCATCTGCTACAGGAACAGTTGGAGAAATTGCCTGGGATGCAGACTATATCTACATATGCACAGCAACAAACACTTGGAAGCGAGTAGGTATCAGCACATGGGTCTAAGTATCATGGTAAAATTAACTAATGGAAAAGGGTAAAAATGAGTCTATCTAAAAGATTGAGGGCATCTGAAGAAGCCAGAGACATGAACAGTCAGTATATATTGCCACTGATTCCACCTCGTCCATTGTTTGGTGTTGCTAATACTGGTACATATGTAGACACAGAGTCTGCTATTCGTACATCTACCGTTTATTCATGCGTAAGGTTGCTTGGAGATACTATTTCTTCATTGCCAATGGGTGCTTATGTACGCAGAGGCCGCAATCGTCTTTCCTATTCATCAGTTTATGGCTATACTCCAGAGTGGGTTAATAAGCCAAACCCAGAATCAACAAGACTAGAATTTATTGAGCAAGTAATTACTTCTTTACACTTGCATGGAAATGCATTTATTTTGACGGTACGAGATGATAATAATGAAGTAACAGAACTATATGTATTAAACCCAAATGAAGTAAGAATTGAAAGACCTATTCCAGGAGAACCACTTGTATACAGAGTTAAGGATCTAGACAATGCTCTATATGATCAGATTCTAACAAGCAATGAAGTTCTTCATATTCCACTATTTAGATTACCAGGATCACACTACGGACTAAGCCCAATTGGTGCTTGCCGTATGTCTGTTGGTATTGCACAGGCTTCTGATACATATGCTGCTTCATATTTTGGTAACGCATCAAATCCTGGTGGAGTTATTGAAGTTGCAGGAGAATTGAACGCAGAGCAAGCAAGAGATATTGCAAGCAACTGGCAAGAATCACACTCAGGCCCATACATGTCTGGTAAAGTTGGTATTCTTTCTGGTGGTGCTGCATTTAAGCCACTTCAACTAAACGCTGCAGACGCACAACTAATTGAAGTGAGAAAATTCAATGTAGAAGACATTGCAAGAATCTTCCGTGTCCCATTGACACTACTAGGACACCCAGTAGCAGGATCTATGTCTTACTCATCTGTAGAAGCACAGAACCTTTCATTTGTCCAACACTCATTGCGTCCATTGCTAGAGCGTTTGGAACAAGCACTATCTCCACTACTTCCTGAGTCAGATGGATTTATTCGCTTTAACCTAGATGCACTTTTGCGTGGTACTACAATTGAGCGTTTTGATGCATACACAAAGGGACTAAGAGAAGGCTTCTTGTCACTAAACGATGTACGCAATTACGAAGACTTATCATCACTTGGAGATCCAGGAGATCAATATAGACTTCCTCTCCAGAACATTGATGCTAATCAAGCACCACTTGTTGGAGATAAGATGAAGGCTGAGATTGCTTCTATCCTTGTTCAGGTTGGTTACAACCCAGATGATGTTGCTAAGATGCTAGACATGACAGAACTAAATCACACAGGTCTTCCTTCAGCACAGTTGCAGCAGGTATCTCTGGTTGATCCAGCAGATCCAAAGGCTGCATACAGCGATGAGGTCAAAGAATAATGCCAGTAGACAATGTTCCACAGTTCATTAGAGATAATGCACAAAGAGGACTAGATTATTTGGCAGAAGGTTTTGGTGGCGACGGTCTAACTGAAGGTACCAAAAGAGCAGCAAGAGAGATGGCTGATGGCAATATCTCTGAAGATAAAGTAAGAAAGATGGCACCTTGGTTCGCAAGACACAAGGCAGATGGACAGGCACCACAGAATAAAGATTCTTCAGATCCAGGATATCCTGGTGCAGGATTAGTTGCTTGGCTACTCTGGGGTGGAAACTCAAACTTTGATGATGCTGCTCAAGACTGGGCACAACGCCAAATTGATAAATTAGATAATGAAACTAATAAAGCAAGGAGCAAGATGAAAAAGACAGAACGCCGTACCTTTACGGTCAGAGACATAGAGGCAAGACAGGCAGAAGACGGTACTATGCGTATGGCAGGTTATGCTGCAGTATTCAACGAGGCTTCCTTGCCACTACCGTTTATTGAGAAGATAGCACCAGGTGCATTCTCAAAGACACTACAAGAGACACCAGATGTTCGTCTATTGGCTAACCACGAAGGATTGCCTATGGCCAGAACCAAAAACGGTACCATGAGATTATACGAAGATGAAACAGGACTATACTTTGAAGCAGAACTAGCAAACACACAAGAAGCAAGAGACCTCTATACTCTTGTTGAGCGTGGAGATGTTGACCAAATGTCTTTTGCATTCAGAGTAATTCGTCAAAACTGGAGCAAAGACCGTACAGAAAGAACCCTTACAGAAGTAAGCCTTGCTGATGGAGATGTATCAATCGTTACATATCCTGCATACCCAGCAACTTCAGTAGAAGCAAGAGAAGCCATTAAGAGGGCTATCCTGCAAATAAAAGAGGGCAGAGAAGTAAGTGGTGATTCACTACTAGTATTAGAGAGTGTATTTGGAGACTTAGCAGAAGGTCATGAATATATCATGAAGGCTGTAGAAGTCATGGGTACACTACTTGGTAACAATGGAGTAGAAGGCGAAGGAGAAGAAGAGGAATCTGAATCTCCACTAGAAGATGTTGAACAGCAAGAACTTGCTACAAGCGTTATAGATGTAGTAGATGTTCCTGGACAAGGTGGAAAGATTGTTGGAGATCATCCATCAGTTCTAAACTTCTTGCCAGATAATATGCCAAGATCAATGTCTCTACGCTTAGCACAAGCAAAGAGAAACACAATAAAATAATATTCCTATCTAACAAGATAGGTAGAAGTCGGAGTTAGGCTCACACCCGTAAGCGTCGTGAAATCCATAACCACCACCTCACACTAAACAAACTCACAAAGGAGAACAACAAATGTCTTATTTGGACAAAGTAATTGAACGCCGTGATGCAGTTAAGGTAGAGTTGGACGCAGTTCTTGAAGCAGTTGCTGCAGAGAACCGTACAGACCTTACAAATGATGAATCAGCAAAGGTTGATGCCCTTGTTGAAGAGTCACGCTCACTAGATTCAAAGATTGAAAAGTTGACTGCTCAGGCTGTTGCAGATGCAAAGGCTACAGAAGCACGATCAGCAGTTGCTGAAGTTGCAATGCCAAAGGTTGGCGGAACAAAGGTAACAAACGAGGCTCGTACATATACACCTCAGTCAGAAGTATCATTCGTTAAGGATGCATTCGCAGCAAAGTTTGGAAACGACTATGCAGCACAAGAGCGTCTTGCTCGTCACACTCGTGAAGAAGAGATTGAGCGTCGTGATGTAGGAACTGGCAACTTTGCTGGTCTCGTAATCCCACAGTACCTCGTTGATCTAGCAGCACCTCTTGCTCGTGCAGGTCGCCCAACAGCAGACTTTGCAACAAACAAGATGGCTCTTCCAGCAGCAGGTATGACACTAAATATCTCACGCATGACAACTGGTACATCAACTGCAGTTCAGGCTGCTGAAAACGATGCTATCTCAGAGACAAACGCTGATGATACACTACTTACTGTGAATGTTCGTACAATCGCAGGACAGCAAGATATCTCAAAGCAGGCGATTGAGCGTGGTACAGGTATTGACTCATTCATCATCCAGGACTTGATCCGTGGATGGCACACAACACTTGACAACCAGATCCTTAACGGTGATGGAAACTCAGGTGCAATTCTAGGTCTTTCAAACACTGTAGGTATTGGATCTGTAACATACACAGATGCATCACCAACAGTTGCTGAACTATATCCTAAGTTGGCAGATGCATACCAGAAGATTCAGACTGGTGCATACATGAACCCAACACACTGGGTAATGCACCCACGCCGTCTAGCATTCCTACTATCAGCAGTTGACCTATCAGGTCGCCCATTGGTAGTTCCAACACTAAACGGTCCAATGAACGCATACGCAACAGGTTCAGGTCAGGCATTCTACGGTAACTCAGGTTACTCATTGATGGGTCTACCAATCGTTGCAGATGCGAATGTTACAACAACAGCAGGTGCTGGCACTAACGAAGATGAAATCTATTGCGTAACTGCACCAGAATTCCATCTTTGGGAGCAGGCTGGATCACCATTTGCATTGAACTTTGATGCAACAGGTGCTGGATCATTGACAATCAAGTCAGTCGTATACGGATACGCAGCAGCAACTGCTGGCCGTTACCCTGCAGCATTCTCAAAGATCTCAGGAACTGGTCTTGTAA